TTATATACCCCCTCAGATTTTTCTGTATAAATTAGCTTGGTGAATACACAAAGAGGAGTAAGTAGTCATGTCTTATAGCGATTAGAGCCAAGCTTAAGAGGGGTATAATACTCTATACATACTATAGGTACTTTAACCCCCCTAGCTCTAGGATGTAACTTTAGACTTCTATCCAACCATCCTGCCTACTACTTACAGAGGCTACATTCATATGTGACATGAACTTATCTAGCTCATTATCTAGCAATTCTTCCTTACGTACTGCTATCTCTACATCAGCATCAGCAGCCATCTGGTCTACCCAATACTGTACAGCCATAGCCAGTACATCAAGTCTATCATCGTGAGCTAATGCTCCTCTCTGCTTAGTAATCCTAGTCATCTGATAGGTCAGCATGTACTTAATACCCTTCTCAGGGGGCATGTCCTGCACACTATCATAGTCTCTCTGTATCACCTTAGGGTCTATAACCAACCTGTGCTGGTTCATTACAGGCTCTAGTGTATCAATGATACGAGATTCCTTCTGTGTATTGTGACGTACCTCTTCAGTAGCCACAGGGTAACTCTTCAACAGGTGAGGCTTCAGTAGTTCAGTAAACATACCATCACCGAAGTTACTCTCTATCAGTACCATATTAACCTGATGTATCTTAGCGAGGTCTGTCAGGTGCTGAAGTGCAGCATCAGTGTACCCACCCTCTACACCACCAGCATCTACTACATACAAGTAACCATTAAGCATCTTAACAACAGCGTATGCAGTCTCATCTGAGCCTCTACCAGAGGGGTCAATGGCTAGTATGCTACCTGTATACTTAGAGCGTCCTATAGTGTCCTCAGGAGCGTAGAACTTATCTCCTGACAACCCTACATTAGGGATGTCGTGCATGGGTTTCATAATACCATACACCATCTTCTCAGGTGCAGTCTCCTTATCACAGGAGTAGATGATGAGGTCACTCAGTTTAAGCGGATATTTGTTTGCATCACTGAGACTAGTATCCAGCATAAATTGCAGAGCAAAACCACTTCTACCATAACTGAGTTCTCTTTCTATCAAATCTTCATCATCAAAGCGTTTAGGGTCCGTAGGAAGCCCGTACACGGCCTCTCCTTGGTTCTGTAGTGTCTCATATAGGGAAGGAGCAAGTCGGCCACCATACGCCTTCTCAGAGCGTTCTAGAGTAGGGTAGCGTGAGGGCCACACTCTCATCTGGTATCCACGGTTAAGTAGTACATTGTATAAGGACATCTCATTCTGAGGTGTACCTAAGTAGATAATCTTACCGTCAGGCTTTAGAACAGCGTCAAATTCCTTAACAGTCTCCCCAAGCTTCTCACGCATCATGTGTGTCATAGAGTTATTAGGTACTTCTACGTCATCAGCAATGATGATGTCAGCACGTGAACCTGTAAGCTGTCCTGTAACACCTACAGACTTTACAGAGGGGCTACCAGATGCTTTAGCTGGTGCTACATCAAAGGCAATCTTAGACCACCTCTGCCCATCCCTAGCGATTAAGTGTTGGCATATGGGTAGTTCTACGATTATTCGCTGTGTGAAGGTCGAGAAGTCATCTGCTCTAGCTTTAGAGGCAGATACTACCATAAACTTTAGTTGGGGGTTCAGGAGTAGCTGGTGGACCACGTAGGCAGCAGTGATGTAGGACTTACCTACGCCACGGAAAGCCTCAATAATGCTACGCTTGGGGCTGTTCTGTAGGTAGTGTGCTATATCGTACTGTACTGGTGTGGGTTCAGGTAGTCCTAAGTGTTGCCACACTAGGTATGTAAAGTTTCTAAAGTCTTTTAAGGCTTCAGGTACGTTAGTCATCCTACCTTCCTAATATTAGTTTAATTTTAGCTATTTCTATTTCTAGGTCATGTACTCTACGTACAGTGTCTTGTACTTCCTGCGGTGGTTGAAATACGTCAATCCACTCATCATTCTCTTCTACTTCTGCCATAGTTAATTCAAGATTATGTTCTAAGAAGGATATTCGCTCTGTCAGGCCAAAATAGGCCCAAGTAGCTATGCTTGCAGCAGCAATCATGGATACTAAGTTACGCAGAGGAATAGTAATCTCACTGTTATCATTTAACTTAGTAGCTGTATTTTTAACTGAGTTTGTCATTGAATACTCTCCGCTACCTCAAAGGGTAAGTCATTGAGTAGGTTAGCCATAGGACTTTCTGCTGTAATTACATCTAGGCTTGCGCCATTGTCCTTAAGAAACTTAACAGCCACTGATAACTCACTAGCCGTTGCCTCACCACTCTGTACACGTAACAGTAGTTCTTTAGTAACCGCTTCGTGTAGGAAGTCCATCTGTTGTTTTTCTATCACTGCCATTCTCCTGTACGGATTTGCTCACTGACTTCTAACGCCCTGTGTCCAACCTGACTAGCCCAACGGCTTTGTAGAAACTCATCTGCCGCCATATCGTAGTTTCCTGCCTTTAGCAGAGCCATTGCGTTTACGAACTTTGAGACTGTCCCTATCCCTACGTTGAAGGTGAAGTTGATAAGGGCTGCGAAACGTACCTCGTCTAACTCCATCGTCCAAGGGAACTTGTCCTTCAGTAACCGCCCTGCTCTCTCTATGTCGTTTAGCAGTAGCATCTCTGCTTCCTGCTCTGAGATGCCTACGTCTTCCAGATTTCTTCCAATACCTATTGTAAGTTTTCCTGCTGTGCATTTGTACGGTTCTAGCTTAAGCCCTTCATGTCGCTTTAGTTGTTCTATAAGTTGCGTCATTCTGTTAGTCTCCGCTTGTTCTTCTGTAGTTATGTTGTGCATATCCCACATTACTTCTTCATCCGATATACGATGTTGATTGCAGTGTTTGCACATACTGCTAGGAGTGTTAGTATCTGTAGAAAGATAGCTATAATTTCTAATTCCACTACTTCTCCTGTTTAGGTATCGCATTGCTACATACGTAACAAAACATTCTAACAAAGCCACGCATTAGTTTCTCTGGTATGTATTGAGTGTTCAGACAGTGTTTGCAAGTATACTTCATTACTTCTTACCAAACATCTTAGTTGCACCCTTAATACCAAATGATGCTGATACGATTACACCAAGGGTATACTTGTACCAGTCAGGTGTCTGTGCCAGTGCTTGAAAGCCCCTCTCCACATACTCGACAGTCCACGGCAAGAAGCAGAGTAAAAGTGGGACACTGAACAGAATTGTAAGGTACTCGTCTTTCCACGATTCCTTAGAACCTTTGACAGCCTCAACATCCCAATCAATCTCCCCTGCAATCTGCTTCTCCATAATAGAGGTTTCTGCTTCTATCTTAACTAACTTCTGTTTAGCCTTGGCTTTCTTTGTTTCCACAAAGCCCTCGACTGCACTAGAGGCTACTCCGAATAGCCCCTGTAATACCATGCCCATCATATCTTATTACCTTATTCCTATCGCCTGTGCTGCACTATACATCATGTACATAAAGGCAAGAACAATAAGTAGTATAAACACAACTACAATTCCTAAGATACTTAAAGTATCCATCATATCTTCTTGTTTTCTTGCCTTTTCCTTACGTGCTTCTATAGCAGCTTCCTTGGCTTCTTGTATTCTTTTAGCACGTTCTGTGACAATAGACTGCCACGTACCGTGTCCAAACCTCATATCAATGAGAGTACGCATCTCGTTCATCTTCTCTTGAGCAAGCTTTGCGTCTATGGTTTCTTTAGCCACATTTGATATAGAGAAAGCAGAATTAGATTTCTTATTACGCTTTTGCTGGACTTGCTGTTCACCTTCAAAGAGTTTATCAACAAATCCAGCTATCTCGCCCACATCATTTGCGGTGTTGATTACAGATTTGATTTGGTCTACTGCGGCCTTAACTAAGGAAATTCCTGCTAGTGTTTCTGCAATCATTCTATGTTCCTACATCTTCATCAAGAGGGATGATGCAAGGCCAACAACTATAATCGTTGACCCCATTATCATGGCTTCTAGTCGCCACATACGTTTATCTAGGGTTTCAAGTTTCCCATGCACCATCTCGTATCTAACAGCACATTCTTTTTCATGTGCGTCCAGTTCCATCTGGACTTTCAATTCGGGTTCTAGCGACATCTTCATCAGTTACCTACATATATTGAAAAGACTGCGTTGGTGTAACCTTGCTGAGTGCCATTACTCTCTCCTGCCCAGTAACCACTAGTGACAGCAGATTTACCTAATAAATTGACTGTCATCGTTCCAGTACCTGTAAATGGAAATTCGGAAAACTCAGAAATGCACAACATATTAGTGTCTAACTGCCATGACGTACCAGTCGTATCGTTGATGCCAAATCCCCAACTAGAGTCTCCTGAAAAACCACTAGAATCACCACTGTAAGATATTCTGTAACCAGTGTGTTTACCTCCACTGCCAGTTGACCTTGCCCCTATACAATACGACAGATAAACCTTTTCGCCAGCGTTCACCACAACATTCGGAATAGACATCATTGTTGTAAAACTTGTTGTCCACTGTTTAGCAGTAGACATATTTGCATGATACGCTCTTTTGAAAAGGCTTATATCAGAAGGTAATCCAGCAGATGTCACTGCGGAGAGAGACTGATTGTTAAGTTTTGTTAGTGCCATGTTACCCTCCTATCCTATCAAATACGCTTGTAAAAAGGTGTGTATGCTCCCGAAAAACAATGTAGTGGCTATACTGTTTATGAACGTTATTTTATCGTCAGCATTGAGATTTAATATAATCTGCGTAGATACTGTAGAAAGCTGTCCTGTATTCATGTGTCCCAAAGCCACATTAGTACCGTTTAAACGAATAGTAATACGACCACTAGTATTGGAAGTATTATTATAAATTTGACCGCTAACAAAATACACACCATCTACAGGTACAGTGATTTCACCGTTAGTATTGTTATAAGTCATACCCCCTTGAGCAAAACCATTTATAGACGTTTCATAACTAGCAGGAGGCAATATTGTATTTGCGCCTACTGATACGTTATTACTGTTATTACCCATGCAAAGAATTGCTGGTTTAGCTGGCTGTAACACACGCCCACTATCATCAATAGTCATAGCCGCAGTACCAGCCGCATTTTGGATGGAGTCTACTTTTAATATACTTGTCATGTGTATCTCCTAT